GTTCGCTGGGGAGAAGGAGGGGCAAAGAAGCGGAGCGCAGTTTTCGGCGGAAGCCGGAAACGGAGCGGAGCGGATTTCGCCCCGACGCGGTGCAGGAACTAAAACGGAAACAGTAAAAGACAGCGTTTGACAAAATCTGGAGTGTAGGATATAATAAAAAAGCCGCACAGTCATGTGCGGACGGAATGCGGATACCCGCAGTCGGGAAATTCTCCAAAAAAATGCCGCGGCCGGCGGAAGCCGGACACGGAGTGGAGCGGATTTCGCCCCGACGAGGCGGCTGATACATATTGGCGGTTAGCGATTCCCCCAAGGAAGGGGGTGAAAGCTAATGTGGAAAAAGAAGCTCATGAAGATTCTGCGAATTTTATTTTTCGCGGCAATCATAGCGATTCTTCTCACCACAAAAGCGTGCTGACCGCTCGGATGGCACCCAAGCGGTCAGCATAAGCTCTGCTTACTGTTGATTGATGAGGGCTAACCGTCATGTACAGCCGCCCTTCTGCTTTCATTATATTCATACGCGCCTGTTTTGTCAAGAGGACGAAACAGGCGCAATTTTTATTTTCACAATACGGGAGGATAGTACCATGGAAAATATTATGGAGAAGATCGCGCGGGCGGACCGGATGCTGGCGGCGATCAGCGTCAGCGGGGATAATGTGCTGCTGATGACCGACGCCCGGCGGGAGCTGGGAGAAGCATATCGGATGATGAGCGAGAGAAATGCGGCCGCAGGAACGGCGGAGAACGCCAGGAAGGAAGAAATAGAATGAAAAACAAGGGCAATTCACTTGCTGAAGAATTGGAGAATGTGAGAGTAGGCTTGTATGGTATAACCGTAAAAGGAGAAGAAGTTGAAAAGTTGTGGAATGCAATGCGCGGTTTAGAGAATGTGCAAGCCGCTGAAAAAGGCATTGCGATGCTGGTTGATATTCCGAAGGAGTTAGAAAATGTGCGGCGGCGGCTATACGATATTTCTGTAAGAGGAGTGGAGCAGGTAAACCAGATGTATTGGACAATGTTTCATCTGGACTGCGCTGCCACTATTGCAGCAAATAGGATTGTAAAGGACGAGGAGGAGACATGAGACTTCCATCATTGCCGAACCGGGACGGGTATGGGAAAAGTACGCAGATGCAGTTCGGCGGATATGAGCATATACGGGGGGCCGGGGAGGGGACGCTGTGGGACATGACCAATCTCACGGGGGACGATTACCCCCTGCTCTCCGTGCGTAAGCAAAGGGGGCTGGTCCGGAGGCTGGGCCAGCCCCATGCCATAGGCGCACATACCGCCCTCTATTGGGTGGACGGGACCGGGTTCTTCTATAACGGGAACCGGGTGGGGACCGTGACAGAAGGACCGAAGCGGTTCGCCGGGATGGGAAGCCGGATCATTATATTTCCCGATAAGGCTGTATACAACACCGCTTCCGGGACCTTTGAGCAGATGGAGGCCCAGGTCTCCGGGACCGGGGTACGGTTCGGCGGCGGGACACTGTACGGTGAGGAGGCGGAGAGAAACACCATCACCTGCGCCGGGATCGACTTCAGCCGGTACTTTTCGGCGGGGGACGGAGTGACCATCTCCGGATGCACCCGGCACCCGGAGAACAACAAGACGCCGGTGATCCGGGAGATCAGCGAAGATGGGCACAACCTGCGGTTCTATGAAAATGTGCTGGTCACAGACAGCCAGACGGTCCCGCCCAAGAACGAGGGGGACGAGCCGGGGGAGAAACCGGTGGACTACACAGAGCCGGGGACCATCTCCTTTGCGCGGACTGTGCCGGATATGGACTATATCTGCGTCAACGAAAACCGGCTGTGGGGCTGTAAAGGGGATACCATTTACGCCTCCAAGCTGGGAGACCCGAAGAATTTCAACGTATTTGACGGGCTGGGGACCGACAGCTTTTCCGTGGATTCCGGCTCGGCGGGCGTATTTACCGCCTGCTGCTCTTTCCTGGGGTACCCCTGCTTCTTCAAGGAGCGGCATATCTTCAAAATGTATGGGGACCTGCCCAGCAACTTTATGCTCCAGGGCGGGCCGGATCTGGGCGTGATGGAGGGATGCGCGGACAGTCTGGCCGCGGCGGGCAACGCCCTGTTCTATCTCTCCATCGACGGGGTGATGGCCTATTCCGGCGGGATGCCGCAGCCCATCGGGGACAGCCTGGGAGGAACCTTCCGGGACGCCGTGGGCGGCAGCGACGGGAGAAAGTACTATGTTTCCATGCTCCGCTATGACGGCACACGGCATATTTTCGTATACGATACCCGGCTGGGGCTGTGGCACCGGGAGGATGAAGTCCGGGCCATGGGCTGGGCCGCCGTGGGGGATACGCTGTATCTGCTGGACAACACCGGAGGGATATGGGATGTCTCCGGGCGGTCCGGAGAGCTGGAAGAACCGCTGGAATGGCTGGCGGAGTTCGCGGACTTTACCGAAGGCAGTCCGGACGCCAAGGGATATTCCAAGGTGCAGGTGCGTATCACGCTGGAGGAACCTTCGTGGGCGGAGGTCAGCGTGAAGTTTGACAGCGAGGACCGGTGGAGGCCGGTGGGAAACCGGATGGCGGCTTCCATGAGGAAAAGGACTTTCCTGCTTCCCATTATCCCCAGACGGGCGGACCACTACCGGCTGAGGATTCGAGGCAAGGGCGGCGCGGTGATCTGCTCCATTGCCCGGCAGAGATATAGCGGGAGCGAAAATAGGACTGTCAAATGGTAAAAATCCCGCCTCGGAAATGAGGCGGGACAGTATCAGGCTTGCTGTACGGCTGTTTGGTAAAGTTCCGTCAGGCCATCGGTCAGGACTTTGGAAAAATTGATATGCCGCGCCTCCGCGAACGTATTCAGCCAGGCGGGTATTGTACAGTTTTTCCGAACGGCGGCGCTGCCGTACTTCTCGGCGTAGGCATCCATATCCAACACAAGGACGCTGACAAAGCCGCCTTCATCGGGTGTGATGCTCTGAACCGGCGTGGCATTTGGAATGGGCTTTCCGTCCTCCAGTTCATCCAGGACCCAGCCACTGGCGGCGTCTTCCGCCATCAGAATGGCATCCGCAAGGGTGGGACCGCCAGTGACACAGCCGGGAAGGTCCGGGACCTCTACCGTGTAATTTCCGGTTTCCTGGTCCTGATAAAAACAAGCCGGATATGATAATTTCATACAATGGCCTCCTATCTGCAAGGCTATTCAAGCCCTGCCTGCTTCAATATCCGCTTCAGCAGGGTTTTGTCAATTGTGTCGCCGGGGTGCTGCGGTATGGTAACTTTTCCGGGCTTCTCAGGGTGGATGAAATGCTTGTGTCCTCCTCGGGTATTCTTATAGATCCAGCCAGCACCGGCAATCAGTTTTTCAACCTCCTTTGGACGCATTTCAAATCCCCCCCTTGTTCCTTCTATTATGCGCACAATGCGCAGAAATGTCAAGATAAAAATTCGGATGCAGGAGGCAGTGTTATGACCTACGAACAATTATTACAGCAAATCTCGGCGGCGGGGCAGACGGGACAGTGGTCGCCGTGGGACCTGGAGACCGCACAGAAAAATCCGGCCTTCGGGGCCAGTATGCTCAGCTATAAGAAGGATTACGCTTCCGCCCTTGACGCCGCCGGGAAGCAAAAGGCCAATCAGGGCGCGGAAGCCCTCCGGCGGCAGTACGGCAGTTACCTGGGCGGGTCCGACGGTTCCAAGTACTACGGCCTCGGCGGTCCCGCCAGCTATGAAACCAAACAGTATCAAGGCTCTGAGGCCGGGAGCGGGATTTCGGATATCCTGGACAAGATGAAAAATTACGGCTCCTTTACCTACGATCAGCCCAAGCCGGAATATACCAACCGGTATCAGCAGATGATCGGAGACCTCATGGGCCAGGTGCAGGACTACGGCGATTTCTCCTATGGCCCTAAGCCGGAGTACAGCAATCAGTATCAGCAGCAGATCGCGGACCTGCTGGGAAAGGTGCAGGGGTATGGGCCATTCTCCTGGAACAAGGACACGGACCCGGCCTACAGCGCCTACGCCAAGCAGTACCGCCGGGAGGGAGACCGGGCTTCCGCCAACGCGCTGGCACAGGCCGCAGCCGCCACCGGCGGACAGGTATCCACCGCCGCCATGACAGCCGCCACCCAGGCAGGGGACTACTACGCCGGACAGCTGGCGGACAAAATCCCGGAGCTGTACGAGAACGCCTATCAGCGCTACCTCAGCGACTATCAACTGCTGGCTGACCAGCTGGGGCAGGTCCAGAACGAGGAGCAGCGGGATTACAGCAAGTACCTCACAGACCTGGGACAGTACAACACGGACCGGGGACAGGCATACAGCGAATATCTCAACAAGTACAATATGCTCACCGACAAGCTGGGACAGGCACAGCAGGCGGAACAGTACGATTACGCCAAGTATCTGGACCAGCTGGGACAGTTCAACACTGACAGGAATCTGGCCTTCAACGAGTTCAACAGCGGTTTTGACCGGCTGGGGGCTGTCCTCGGCGGCTTGCAGGGACAGGACGACCGGGAGTACAACCGGTTTCTTCAGCAGGACCAGACCGGCTATGAACGGTGGCTGGACCAGATCAACTACAGCCAGAATCAGGACGCCGCCGCAAGAGAACAGCTGGCGGCGGACCAGAGCCTGGTACAGAAGCAGATCGACGCGATATTTGATTTCTCCTTTCTTAATGTCAAATGCTTGAACTGTTCTCGCGCTCTATGAATCCTGCTGTGCTTACGGCGATAAGCGTTACTTCACCCTTTCCGCCGCCCGCTTTGCCAGAATCACCGCCTGATAGCGCGGGATCAGCTGCATGGGTTCGGTGCTGTCGGTGATGCCCAGTTTCTTTGCTTCTTCCAGCTCCGCTTTTGCCCAGGCGGGCACGGGCTGCTTGCTGAGATAGCTGTTCAGTGCGTCGTAGATTTCTTTGCCGGTCATAATGTCCTCCTCAAAATCGTAATGTTCAAATGGCCTGATGTATGCTGTCACCAGCGATTTGCTGCGTTTTCTCCGGAACACCCCGCCTCCGTTGGACTGGCTCCCGGCCTCACCGGCGGAGATGTTTCCCTCAATGGCGGTGATCGTGCTGGCGGATACGCTCTCCACGATGCCGGTATGTCCGAAGTTGAAGATAATGATATCCCTCGGTTTGGGGTCCTGCACCACCCGTTCCGGCTGGAACTTCCGGTACCAGGACAGCAAGTTGGAGCAGCTGGCAGTCATATGTGGCAGGCGAAGCCCCGCCTGATCGAAGCACCATTGCACGAACGCCATGCACCAGGGATATTTGACCGTTGCCGTGTCCCGGACCTCCCGGCCATAATACCAGGTGTTGTATTTGACATTGTTGCTCCCGGCGGGGTACTCTGTGTTTCCCAGCTGCCCCGCAGCAATCTTCAGCACATCACCCATTGCCGCCGCCCTCCGCGCCGTCCTCATAGATGATATCCAGCCCATAGGCTTTCGCCGCCTCATGTTCAATACGGCACCCCCTGGCGTCCTCCCACCCTTTGCAGAAGTAGACAGCGTGGCAAAGGCTCATAGCCTCCAGGCTTTTGGCGAGAAAGCACAGCGGGATTTGTACCACTTCTCTGGCCTCCATGCCCTCGTGGCTGTACCATTCATCCGTGAACAGCGTGTTGACAATCTCATAGCCGCGTCTCTCCAGAGCGGCGATCGCCCTCTCCCTGGTGGTAGCAATCTCCTCGTCGGTCTTGCCGCCCATCGGCTGGCTCAGCATTGCTTTCTTCATATTTTTCTCCTCTCTTATTTCTCCATTGCTTCCTGGACCTTCTGCGACTGCGTCCCGAAATAGAACGCGATGACTACAGCGTACACAGTCATGAAGTCCTGGGAGATGGTCCCCCGCAGCGCCATGACAGCGAACACGGCGGTGAGCGTCAGCGTCACCAGGGACTTGACGCTCAGAAGGTTCCCCAGCCGCTTCAAAATGGATTCACTCATATGCTCCCCTCGCTTTCTTTTGTGTGCCCGAATACCGGGCCGTCGTTATGTTCAAAGATGTTCTCCACCACCTTCAGGACGTTCACGCCCAGGATGGTGGTAATGGCCTGCTGGCTCAGTTCCACCACCGGGAAGGGTTGGGAAAGCCGCACGGTGGCATAGATCGCAATGAGGTAGGACACGCTCACCCACACCAGCGCAGCCAGCTGCGTGGTGATGAACAGCAGCCGGGTAATGCTTTTCATAGCAATTCTCATCCGCTCATCCCCCTCACAGGAACCGGCTCAGGCCCAGGGCAGCGGCGACGATGGTAAGAATCAGGATAACGATCCAGCCTATGGACTTGGATTTGATCTCTTCCCAGGTCTTGCCTGATTTCCCCTTCAATTCCTCCACATCCTTCTCCAGTTTCTCCACATTGTCCGCTTTCTGCCGCAGCGGGGCAACGAGGTCCAGGATTTCCTTGTTGCCCTTTTTCAGCTCCTCCATGGACGCCTTGTGTTCCTGCCGCAGCTCGGCGATGGACCCCTTCTGCTCCCGCTGGAAGTCCGCCACGTCGTGGGCCAGGTCGTTCATTTTCTCCTGGATATGCTTGTATTGTTCGTCCCGGACCTCCTCCCGGGCCTCCAGTTTGCCCAGGCGGCCGCCAAACCGGTTGTTGGTTTCGGACACGGCCTGCTGGAAGCCAGTCAACCTCTGGTCCAGCGCTTTCACATCACCTTCCACTTCCTTCGCCTTTTGAAGGCCCAGACAGTCGCGTTCCGGGTCCAGGATACATTTTTCACCCATGTGATCATCTCCTTTTAATCGGTGGTTTTGGTGTACTCCAATATGATGGTTGCGGGGCGATTCAGATTGTTTCCCCCCTTGCACCTTATTGCCAAAAAAGAACCTGGAATGATTCCAATTGATATGAACATACCAGTGTCCCAATATTGGGGAATAGGCATACACATACCCCATCTATCTATCATAAAGCCATAACCGCGAACGTTTTCACAATAGGATGGAATTTTGCCGTAAGTTTTATATGAATCTCCAGTATCTTCGGCAGGTGTGGTTATCGGATACACCCGCCGGTATAGCGGCTTGCCGTCAATCCATGTGCCGATGCGGGTTTCTTCGGTGGAGTAGACCTCGCCTGCGCTGCCGGACGACGCTTGCGCGTTAAAGACCGCCATCTGATGTGCCCTCCTCCTTTTTGAAAAATTCAATTTCGTCAATCATGGACTGGTCGTAACCACCATAAGAGGGGCCATTTGCAGTGACCCTGAAATAACGAAATTGTACAGGGTTGTTAAACATGATTACCCGCCACTCTCCGATATATGGGTTGTACTCATTTCCGGCATCTTCGATTATCATTTCCCAATTGGTGCCATCGCCAGACCCAGAGATGGCAAGTCCTTTCATACAATAGGCCGGGCGAGTACTATACATACTCGGCATAATGCGTATCCCAGCGACAGAAACGGCTGAACCGAAATCAAGTTGTACCCAAGCGTTAGGGTTGCTGGAATACCAACAGTTTTTGGGTTCGTTAGCGGAGGACTCATCTACCGTTTTGTTAAACGCATAGTAAGCAAGGAATATACCTTTGTATTCACTATCCGCAGACGCCACATACGGAGCCGGGGCATTATTTGCTGTCATGTGTGGAGACCACCACATATACTCGGACAGATCACGTTCCGGCATCCGAACATCTATGATGCTTATGTAGACATAAATTGGTGCAGTTGGGACGGTTTCCGCTTGGAAAATAAGGCTGTCAGTTCCCTGCGCAACTACTCGTATATTGGCCTGATTATAAGCTTCCTGGCTGGCGATTGCGGGCGCTGGAATAATAAGCTGCTTTGATTCATCTTCCAAAATCCATTGCACTGCAATTTCTTGCCGCTTAGTGGAATCCCAGCCGGAAGGCCGCAGCGTAATCAACCCCATTACCGGTTGGCTGCTGCCCCCGTTGGCAAGAACCGCCTCGCCGTCATACATCAGCTTCATCCGCTCACCGCCTCATCTGTGGTTTTTGTGTACTCTGTGATTACGGTAACCGGCTTTTGGGCATACGTTGAATCGTAAGCCAGAACACTTACCGCCCCACGTCTAAGCCAAATACCGGACAATCTATCTGGCAATGCGCACTTGGCAATATCAATCACACATACACCTATCATGCTGGCAACTGTGTCAACGTCAGGAATTGTGTCTATATCATTCCACACACTTGCTGAGCCAGCAAAGTTCCCGATGGACACTTTTCTGTACAGCGGCTTGCCGTCAATCCAAGTGCCGATGTGGGTCTCCTCAGTGGAATATACCTCCCCACAGCTATCCGCGCCAGTATCTCCCGCTTCGCCACCGCTCCCGGACTGCGCGTCTGTAATAACAAAAAGTCCTTTCTTCTGCTCTTCCGTCAGCAGATCGTATTCTGCCTGTGTCACGCTTCTCACCAGAGACGGCTGAAGCGCGGTGTGGTAATGCTGAAGCCCGTCTTTGTCCAGATACCCCATTCCGTCACCCCGCTACGATGGTGTCGATCTCCGCGTTGGTGATGCTCTCAATGGTGATGGTCTCCCCCAGCGGGTCCCACTTCTCACCATCCCAGGCGTAGTTCATGCCGGTAGCCTCCACGTTCCACACATCGCCCACAACGTTGTCCTCCGCAGGCAGGGACGCGAAATTCGCCACGCTGCCCTTGTACCGGTACACGCTGGTCAGATCACTCTTCAGCGCAACGTCCGGCTTGTTCTGGATGTTCGACCAGTCCACTGCATCTGCCGTGCCGCCGCTATGTTCAGAAACGTAAGCCTTGATCTTCCCCCACAGGTACAAAAGGCCGTTGGTGTCCAGATATTTACTCATTGCAATAAGTCCTCCAATTCCTGATTTGTTATCGGTTCCACCGGCGCGGGAATACGCCTGATTTCATCTTCCAGGCCGTCAATTGCTGAGATCGGGTGCTGCTGTGCCGCGTCACGGTGCGTGAGCTGCCGGTGGTCGGTCAAAAACGCCTTGATCTGTTCGTGATAGCGTTTCAGGCCATTAAAATCCAGATACTTTCCCATTTTACAGTGCCTCCTGCTTGAGCGGACAAAAAATCGCCCCGGTTTCATCCTCTTGACAAAACCAGGGCGAGTGCGTATAATAAAGGCAGAAGGGCGGCTGTACAAGACGGTTAGCCCAAATCTTTTAAGTCAGTATAGAAATGCTGACCGCTTGGGTACCAGCCGAGCGGTCAGCACGCTTTTGTGGTGAGAAGAATGGCCATGATTACCACGAAAAATAAAATCCGCAGAATCTTTATAAGCCTCTTTTTCCACATCAGCCCTCACCCCCTTTCACAGGGGAGTAGCCAACCGCCAATATGTAGCAGCCGCCCGGCAGGTCCGTTGATTTCCTGCCTGCGGGAATCCGCCTTCTGACCGCCCTTGCCGGGCGGCTTTTTTATTATACTGCAATAGGTCTGGTTTTGTCAAATCCTGTTACTGCGGCAGGGCCAATACGCGGATATGGGTCTCATCCAGCCGTGCCATGACGCGGAATTTCGTCTGGGCCTCGCTGGCGGTGGCAATGCCGTCTGCGCCGGGGGCGCACCAGCCGTTGATCTGGCAGGTGCCGTCGTCCACCATGACCAGCTTGCCCATCATGCCTACCGCCGCCCATTCCGGACGCTGGGACCGGGGAACATATTTCTGTGTGCCGTCATAGTTCGGGTTCAGCTTCTTTTGCCGGTAGGTATTCTCAATGACGATTTTTTCTCCATCAACTTCGATTTCCTCCGGACAAGGAACATCTTCCCATGCAAAGCGGCCAAAAATGTCCGTTTCAAACATTCCCTGCCACTGGTCATCGTGAACGTCACCCACGATGGAGGGATTGCCGTAAACAACGCCCAGAATAAAGTCATCAGGTCCGGCTAGACGGATTTTCTCTCCGTCCAGCGTGACGAAGCGGCCTACATAATCCTGCCCCTCCGGATTGCCGTCCGACCACTCGAACATTTCGGCATAGTCAGCACCGGAGGCATTGTAATTCCCTGCCGCATACACGCCTGCGGTCGTTACTCGGAAGCAGTTGGAGCGTTCAAAATTGCGGTTTGATCCTCCACCAACAATCAATCTATCACTGTCGTCGCTTGATTCCAGATTCCGTACCCCACAGGCAAGTAAACCACTCTTATTACTTTGGACGTCATAGCCAATTGCGATTGAACCCGTGTTAGTCGCTACACCACGGATTCCCATTGCCAGTGCTCCATTACCATAAGAAATACAGTTAGTGCCACAAGCAACTCCACCGTGACCATTTACGCTGGACATTTGTTTCAGAGTAGGCGCAACAAACGAAGGTTTCGACATTGATGGAACAGAGAGTCTATCGACAGTTATGGTCTTTGCGTCATAATCAATCGAAACAACATTGCAGAATTTAATTTCTGCTCCGCTTGGGAAATAACCGGCAGAAGTCTTTTCAAATATGACTGCAATTTCATCGCCTGCTTCTATTTTCACTTCTTTGAATGATCCCGGAAGAGTGGCGTATGGGTCCTCACAGGTCAGCGTCTTTGTGCTCGCGTCATAAGACGAAACCGGGGTACGATAGCCGTTTTGCAATACAGCTGAGCAATATCCTGCGGCTAATCCGTAAAAGGTATTGTTTATACAATTTTCCCCAATAGCAAGTCCTCTGCTTGAACGACAACCATCCCCAAAGACATTGCCAGAAATGGTCTTACTGCCGTTTCCCACTGCGGCACCGTAATCTGCCTCGCAAGAAGCTCCCAAGGCCATAGCCCAAATGCCAGTTGCCTTGGCCATTGCGCCAAACGCGAGCGTTCCATAGTCACTGGCCTCCGCTTCCTGACCGCTGTATGCACCGCCGATGGCAATGGAAACTTTACCAACAGTAGTATCAGGTTTTCGATTCATTGAAATCGAATTTTCGAATACAGCGTCGGTCTTATCCACATTTGTTTCCAGGGCGGCCTCGCTGACGCCGCCCGGCGCATTCACCTGTCCAAAAGCCATAAAAATTACTCCTTTCATTTTGCAATCCGGCGCGAAGCCGGGTTTTTCTTACGATCCGCTTACGCCTCCTGCGGGCTGAACAGCGTATCAATATCCGTATCGCTGATCGTCGTGCCTCCGCCGCCAGGCGGACCCGGCGTACCGCCGGAGGCAGTCCCCAGCAGCGCCAGCCGGGCCTTGACAGGCTCGTCCGGCGGAGACTTGGCGTAGACCCGCAGGATACCGTCCAGCGTCCTGACGCTGGAGCTCATGCCGCACTGTCCGGCAGTCTCCAGGGATTCCGGCAGGATCGTCAGCAGCGGGACCAGTTCCTCCATGACGGCATCGCGGGCAATATCAACATGAAGAGGAAATTCTCCCGCTGTGTCCTCATCGGCCACCCAGCCGACAGTGGGGATGGTGATATCCGCGCTCTCGCGCACATCTTTCAGCAGGACCAGACTTGCGGAAATATCCGCTGTAGGAACGCTCTTGGCGTAGACCCGCAGCGCACCCGGCAGGGTATTGGCCGACGGGCACAGCTTGCAGTCTCCAGCCGCGCTCAGGGAGGCGGGCAGGACCGTCAGCAGCGGCACGGCATCCTCCGTGATCTTGGCGTTGGGTACATCCACATGGAAGGGATACGCCCCCTCTGCATCCTCCACCCAGTCTGCGGCGGGAATCGTCAGGTCCACACGCTCCGCACGGACCACGCCACCCGCGCTGATGTACTGCCAGATGTTCTGCTGGAGGTTGGAAATAGACTGGCGGATATCCGGGTGGGCATCGGGGGCCTCGTTGTGCTGCTGGAGAGCCTCGATCAGCTCATCATGGACGACCAACCCAGCAGGCGCAAAGACGGATACGTTGATCTCATCGGAGTTGATCAGCTCCAGCGGGAAGTTGAACACACTGGGCAGGTAGGCCGGATTGTACGCGGGGACCGGCTGGCGGTAATCCCCCAGCGAGCCATAGAGAAGGTCCGTTTCTTCTTCCGTTTCCGGGGCCTTGGTATATACGATAAACTCGGACAGCAGGAACATTTTCACATCCTTGTGCTGGATGTTGGCATACTGGATGGTAAGCAGAAAGCGGTCATTCTCATGCCGCCGGTCCGCCACCGTGCCGTCAGAGACATAGGCCAGCAGTTCGTGAACGTCCGCCAAATTCACGCCGTCCGCCACCTTTCCGCTGCCGAAGGCCACGCGGGTAATCTTCAGCGGCTTTTCCAGCGCCATGCACGCAGCCATGACACTGCGCCCATGGGTGGTGGGCTTGTAGGAATACTCCATGGAAAATCAATCCCCCTTTGATAAGTTTGATATGATGGTGCAAACGCCGCCGGTACGCAAGATCGTGGTTGCAGGCGGCTGGACCGGATTTTCCGGTACCGGCAGGGAAGCTTGCCCGCCGAATACGCCTCCTGCATGGATAGATGTTTGGAAATGCAGATCACTCCAGCCATCCGGGATGCCGACAGAAGCTTCCGCGCCGAACGCTCCGCCCATATGGAGCGTATCCCGGAAATCATATTCGTCCGGCTCCTGCGGCACCCCTATCTGCACCGCCGTTCCTACGCCGCCGCCAAAATGGAGCTTGGCGGGAGGAAAAGTAATTGTTATTACTACTTCATCTAACCAGCTAGTTAGTCTCTTTACGCCATAAACGGTGCGAATAAATTCCTCGAACTTCTCTACAGAAAAGATGTTAAAATTTCTGAAAATTAGGATTCTAAAATGATGAGGCTTGCCGCCGTACTCAAACCATTCCTCAATACCGCCGCTTCCAAAAATAGCGTTGATAACCCAATTCACCGCCGCCGGGGTCCCCAGCCTCTCATAATAGGGCAGGGTCCCCTTTATGAGGGTCCGCTTTGTCTCAAGGGGGTAACTGTCTGAATAGGCCGGGGTCCGCAGCTCAACGGCCAAATAATCAAGG